GCGCTCTCGCCTAAAGCGCCATTCATCGGCGTTGCTGGTCAGTTTGAGACTGACCCGAACTGGGGCAGAGCAAACAAAGAGTCAGTGGCCTACCTTGAATATGATCCGGTCAGCATCGCAGGAACGCCCGTCGGCGCACCTCAACGCGCAATGCCACCGCAAGCGTCAAGCGCAATCATGGATGCACTCCGACTGGCTGAAAATGACATTATGCAGTCAATGGGTATCTATCAACCGTCACTTGGCGCTCAGTCAAATGAAACGTCAGGACGCGCACTGTTACTCAGACAAAAACAATCAGAAACAGGCAACTTTCATTACCAGGATAATCTCAACCGCTCAATTCGGCATTGCGGGCGAATAATCGTTGACATGATCCCAAAAGTTTACGATCGGCCCCGCGTTGCTCGAATACTTGGCGAGGATGGTACACCGCGCACTGTCAATCTTGATCCGAATTTGCCGCAGGCTTCAGCCAACACTGATAATCCTGCGATTGACTCAATCTATAACCCAACTATTGGTCAGTATGACGTGGTTTGTGACTCTGGCCCAAGTTATGCCACCAAGCGCGATGAAGCGGCTAATATGATGCTAGCACTAACCCAAGCCAATCCAGCGTTGTTCCAGTCTATTGGCGATCTAATGATGAAAAACATGGATTGGCCTGGCGCAGAGGAAATATCTAAACGGCTTCAGATGCTATTGCCTCCACAACTCCAGCAAATAGCTGGCGGCGACAAGGTAGACCCGCAGGTTATGCAGGCTCAGCAAATGATTGAGCAAATGGCTGACCAAATGGAACAGATGAGTGCCGAGATGCAAAAGTTACGCGATCAGCGTGCCATTTTGCTGCAAGAAAAGGAACGCGAGTGGTTCGATTCTGAAACGAAACGGATGGAAGTGGAAGGAAAAATCATGATGACGGATAGCCAACTACAAGCGGCTGTGCGTGAAAACATTATGCTGATGATGGGCATCGGCACTCAACAATCACTTGAGCAACAACCCGAATTTGAAAGGCTGGAAGCGCAACTGGAACAGCCAGTACAAAAGCCTCAACCACAAGGTGGCGCACCTGCACCGGCTAGAGGTGCTGGCAGCATGACACGCGAAGCGGATACAGAAGCACTCACCGGCGAAACAAAGCCTGGCGAGTCGGAATAATTTAACAACACAGGGGATAACATAATGGCAGACGAAAATGCAGTATTTGAGACAGTAGACGATAATCTAACAACGGAAACCGTAGAGGATGCGGCGAGTGATCCGTCAGAACTTGAATCGGAATCACTTGAGCAGGATCAGGCTAACGAGGAATTAGCAGACGCTGACGATTCAAAAAAAGACCCGTGGTACAAACGGCGCATAGATGAACTAACGCGCGATAAACATGAGGCTCGACGCCAAGCCGAGCGACTCGAAAAGATACTGGAACAGCAAGAGTCAATGATGCGTCAGTACATGCCGCAGACGGCTCCAGAGACTCAAGGACTCATGCCGCCTGATCCGATGCAATTTGCTGGCGGTCAGTACGATCCGCGTTACATTGATGCGATGATGCAGTACACGCGGGAGTCAGCGATTCAAGAAGCAAGGCAAGCTGTCGCAGCGGAATATCAGCAGCGCGAACAGGCGCAAGCAGCAGCGCAGGCCCAGGCTCGATTGGTTGAAGCGGAAGCCGCCACAAGAGCAAAACACGCGGATTATGACGCAGTGATTGAGCAAATTACATCCGATCCTAGACTAGCCAATAACCCAACGATTCGCCAAGCATTGTTGGGTCTGGATAACGGCCCTGAGATTGCCTACACACTGGGGCGCAATTTGGATGTTGCTTACCAAATTGCAAGCATGAATCCCATTCAGGCTGGCATGAAGTTAGCCGAAATTATCGGCACACCGGCAAAACCAGCTAGCAGAGCGCCCCAACCAATACGCCCGATCAACGCAACAGGTAAGCCACCGCGCAACGAGAAATCCTATTCTGAAATGAGTACCGAGGAATACATAGCAGCGCGTAATGCAGAAGATTTAGCAAGACGACAAGCTATGATGAAGCGTTAAAAGGTTACGTTCCCACCCCCTATTAGCCCGTCGCAATGATGGGCTTTTTTTTGTTATAATTTTAACGCGGCAGGAGATTGCAAGCTCCGTCTGGATTCACGCCCAGACAGCCGCGCCCCTCATGCGTGGCCTTTCGTGATGGTGATCTTATGCACAAGCAATTCTACGTCTACATTCACAAAAAACCTGATGGAATTCCCTTTTATGTTGGTAAAGGCACAGGTAAGCGAGCTTCTCAATTTTCAAAACGTACACAATGGCACAAGAACATTGTTGCAAAATACGGTAAAGAAAACATTATCATTGAACTTGTTCAATGCGTAGACGAAAAATCCGCGTTTGATTTAGAGCGCATTTATATAAAGCAACTGCGTGAAAGTGGCGTTAAGTTGGTGAATCTGACTGATGGTGGAGAAGGAACATCAGGATACAAGCCAACAGATGAAACAAAAATGAAATTAAAAAAAACACCAGAACAACGCGCTTTTTTATCTAAAATTGCTAAAGACAGGGTGCAATCTGAAGAAACAAAGGCAAAAAGAATTGCTTCCATGATTGGAATAAAAAAATCAGCAGAATGTAAAGAAAAACAACGCAAAGCAGCCACCGGAGTTATTTTTTCTAATGAAAGAAAAGAAAAAATCTCAAAATCAAAAATCGGAAAACCAGCGTGGAATAAAGGCAAACAATTTTCAGAAGCAACAAAACAAAAAATGCGAGAAGCTTACGCAAAAAGAATCGCTTTACAAAAAACAGTCACTATGATATAAAGAATTTACCGGCACAAAATGTCGCGGCACGGCACGTCTTTTCTTTGTAGCCTCAAAGAAATGTCAGGCAATTCTGGAGTTATTCGAGGGCAGGAACCCACTCCTAGAAAAACATAAGGCTTATCACTTTATTCTTTTTCTTTCAGGAGGTCGCCCAATGGCGAGTAACAATCTCTTAACCATCTCAATGATTACTAATGAAGCTTTGAGAGTGTTAACAAACCAGCTGGTCTTTACCAAAGCCGTCAACCGTCAGTACGATTCGAAGTTTTCAATCGAAGGGGCCAAGATAGGCACCACTATAAACTGTAGGAAGCCGCCGCGTTATGTCGGTCGCTCCGGCCCCGCGCTACAGATTGAATCCGCTGTTGAAACCTATGTTCCGCTGACGCTGGATACCCAGTTCGGTGTGGATATGGCGTTCACCACTCAGGACTTGTCTCTGAATATCAGTGACTTTTCTGACCGGTTCATCAAGCCAGCCGTTGCAGCTATTGCAAACAAAATCGACTACGATGGTTTGCAGCAGTTCAAGAACGTTTACAACCTGACCGGCACCGTTGGCCAGCTTACCGGCACCCCGACTCTGGCGCAGGCTACCAAGGCCATTCTTGACGCACGCGCTAGACTGAATCAGGAAGCCGCTCCGGTTGATGAGGATCGTAGTTTTATCGTTGACCCGAATATCGAAGTTGGTATTGTCAGCGGACTGACCAACCTGTTTAATCCGGCTGGCACCATTTCGCGCATCTTCAACAAGGGCGCTTTGGGTGATTCTACTCTTGGCTTCAATTTTGCCATGGATCAGAACGTTGGCAACTTTACCTCTGGTACTGCTACCGCGTTCACCGTATCCGCGCAGGCTGGCGGAAGCGTACAGAACAACGCTCAGTCAACTTTTAGCTTGGCTGTATCGTCTACCTCTGGCACGCTGACCAAAGGAACGGTTTTCACCATTCCTGGCGTTTACGCTGTCAACCCGCAGAGTCGTCAGTCTACCGGCGCACTGCGTAACTTCGTTGTTACCGCTGACGCACCTGGCTCTAGCACTTCACTGAGCATCTTCCCTGTTCCAGTGTTCAGTGGTCAGTTCCAGAACGTGACTTCTAGCACCGGCACTATTGGATCAGGCACTGCAACCATCCTGTCAGGATCTACCGGCGCGGCTGTATCAGTTCCTAACGCACTGGCGTTCCACAAGGACGCATTTGCACTTGGCACCGCTGACCTTCTGCTTCCGCAGGGCGTTGACATGGCGGGACGTGCTTCCGCTGATGGCCTCTCAATTCGTTTGGTTCGTCAGTACGACATTAACAGCGATCAGTTGCCGACACGTCTTGACGTGCTTTACGGCTGGTCAACGATCTATCCTGAACTTGCTACCCGCGTCACTGGTTAATTAGGAGTATCTAAAATGGCAAATCCAGGCCCAAATATCGTAGCCGAATCCGGCATACGCGCCCAGTCAGTTATCGGTTTTAGTATTACCGGTACTAGTATTAGCTCTAACCTTTCAGCCGAGTACACTGTTACCGTTAACGGCTTGGCCGTTGGCGATGTGGTATATGCAAGCGGATCTACCGGCAATGCAACCATCATGCTAGGCGCTTATGTTTCAGCGGCTAACACGCTGAAAGTGCGAGTGCTGAATCCAACCGCTGGAGCATTGACCCCAGGCAATACGGGTTACTCCGTATTGGTGGTTCGTCCGTATCCGGCAGCGTCTAGCACCAGTGATTTCCTTGTGAACTCACCGGCTAACTCGGGCGCTATACCCCTGAGCGCATAACCAGGGATTGAACGGGGGGAGTTCGCTCCCCCTTTTCTTTAATTACTGAGGTATTTATGGATTTTCCGACAGTAATGCACCATCCACACCGTTATGACTGGTCAGTTGTAATTGAAGATATTGCAGAATACTCACGATTAGCTGCAATCGGATGGATTTCTAACACTGATTGGCACTCTGGATCTAAAGAGTCAGCCGATATTGTTGAAGAAGTCAAAGATGAAGTAAAAAAGCGTGGTAGACCCCGCAAAACGGATGACGAATGAAGGAGTTAATCGCTCTACTATTTCTAGCGCGTGAAATTGCTCACAGAGAGCATCTAAAAACGCGATCATTTGCCGCGCACATGGCGTTAAATGAGTTTTATGCCGGCATTATTGAAAATGCCGATGCGATTGCAGAGGCGTATCAAGGTCAGTACGGGAAATTGCTGTCAATTCCGTACATGAAAAACCCAAATAAAGCCTCGATTGAGTCTATTTTCCGCAATCATTTAGATTGGATTGAAAAAAACAGATACACCGACGTACCTGTGACGCAAACCGCTATACAAAATCAAATTGATGAAGCCGTTGCAACCTATCAAACGGCGCTGTACAAACTGAAATTTCTATCCTGAGATAAACCATGCCAGAGCAATATACTGTACCCGTTCAAATTCCAGCGATTGATTCTAACAACGTCGCTGCATCGCTGTCCGGCACCGTGAGCAGTGCAACGGCGGTGGTTTTAGACACTTCCGACATGGCTTACCCGCTGACTGTCACAGTCAAATGTCCGTCCGCTACTACCGGAACGCTGGAATTCTCAACCACACCGAACGCATACGCGAACGCAGGAACCGCAAACTGGCAGTTCTGGCCCAGTGGTACAGTAGCGGCTTCAACGGCGGTTACAGACGTTTTTAATGGTCGTCTGATGGCACTTAGGATTAGTCGGGCTTCCGGTTCCGGCGCTGTAATTTATGAGGTGACAGCATGAGTGGGTGGATTGGTTCGTGGGGAATTTCCGCAACGGTTGCTGATTTAACTGTTACTAACAGTCAAGTTATAGCAGTTAACACGTCAACCAACGCATTAAGAATTACGCAAGCAGGCGCAGGCAATGCTTTGGTTGTTGAAGATAGTGCAAATCCTGATAGCACGCCGTTTATTGTTGACGCAAATGGTCGAGTTGGAATTGGCGGTAATCCTTCGGTCACTCTTGAATCTTTTTCAGATGTTACAAGTTGGTTTAGAAATCAAGCAGCGGCAGGGATTCCAATTTTTGCAACATATCGCGCCAATGGAACAATCGCATCGAAAACAACCGTAGCCTCTGGCGATGAAGCAGGACGTTTTGACGTGCGCGGATTTGATGGCGCTAACTTTGTACAGCTTGCTCAGATTAACTTCTATGTAGACGGCACCCCAGGTACTAACGATATGCCAGGGCGGATTGTGTTTCAAACAACGGCAGACGGTGCGTCTAGTCCAGCCGAAAGGATGCGGATTGATAATGCTGGAAACGTTTACGGCACGTCTGGCACTACTAGCATGACGAATGGCTTCTTCTACATCCCAGCCGCTGGTGGCGCACCTTCTGGCGTACCCACCGCCGTAGCGGGCCGCGTTCCGATGTATTACGACATTACTAACAACAACTTTTACATCTATAACGGCGCTTGGAAAAAAATACTGCTCGCTTAATTTGTAAAAGTATCATCGGGTTAAAGCATGTCCAATCTATCTAATCAGCAGATAAATCAAACCTTTGACGGATTGTTGCAAGTACCTGGTGGTATTACGCCTACCTTGCAAACCGTTCAAGACGGTAACGGCAACCCTACCGGTTTGCAACTGAGTAGCAGCGGCGCAAGTGTAACGACTTCTAGCACTTTTGTACCATCGGTAGGCGGTACACAAATCACGGGCGCGGTTCCTCGCTTGATTTCTGATGGTTTTGGTGATTATGTTTCTGTTAAAGACTTTGGCGCAGTTGGCGATGGAGTTACGGATGACACTGCCGCATTAAATCTTGCGATTGCAGCGATCAATCTTGGTACTGTTCGTGATTTATACATTCCAGCCGGAACATATATCATCACAAGCAACCCGACAACCATTACTAAGCCCTGTCGGATTGTTGGTAGCGGGCGCAGAACGTGCCACATGCGTTTTAACGCATGTAACGGCTTCAATTTTGACCTTAGCGCAACAACTGGAACCGGCAATCGCTATACCAATAGCAGCATTTCAGAGATTACTTTCCTTACAAACAGTACTGGAAAAACTGGGTTATATTACAAAGGCGTTCAATCGTTCGCCCCACATGATCCTGCAATCGCTCTAGTTGGCGTGTCTTTTGACACTCAACGTGTATATGATTCAAGCCTTAGCACTTCTACACAATGGGAAATTGGGTTTTATATTGATAACACTGATGAGGTATTGTTAGACGATTGTTATTTTAACGGCTCAAGTCTTAACGGTGCTTATGCTACGTTAACAACGTCCATTGCAATCAAAGTTGATACATGCACCGGCTTGCGTTGCGTAAACACGCAAATCTATCAGTTTGGCACTGGCTTTGACATTATTGGGCAATCGGAAGGATTGATTGCTCAAGGCATTACCATCGTTGCAGTAGGTAAAGGGCTCTATTTTCATAGTCTAGTTAATCCGGCAAACAATCACGTCTTAGCCAATAGCCATGTTTCATCTGTTTTTTCAGCATTTCAAATTGAAAATTCTTCTGGTTATTGGCCTCAATCCTGTTACATAAGCAATTGTTTTTTCTTAGAGGCCGGAGCATCTGCCAGCAAGACAGAATATGTTGCAATAGATGTATATATGCGCGATTCTGTCATCAATAATTGTTCTTTACAATGCAATTCAAGCACAACGCCAAGTCGTATTGGCGTTAGAGTAAATAACAGTTATAACATTATTGATAACATATATTCATTAAATTTAGCAACCCTTGTTTATGCGGTTGATGATGGAACCACTAAATTTAGCATATTTTCTAATAGTGTTGGAACTGGAGTTATTTCAAATGTAACGCAAGGCGTAACTGCTAAACTTAAACAAATAAATCTTTCAAATTCAACAGAGCCAACCAGCTTAAATTCTAGCGCCGATCTTTACAGATTAAGAGATTTAGCTGGCGATTCCATGTTGGAACAAACAGACGCCAGAACATTACTCAGTGGCTCCAGGCAAAATTCAAGTACATATATTGATTTTCGCTCTCAACCCAGTGGAACTGCTTCGTATGATGCTAGAATCTTATCAACAGGCGGAAGCACTGGATCAACAAGCGGATTAGCTGATTTATATCTTTATGGAAACATCTTTTGTAGCGGCAACAATGTTCCTACACCCGACAATAATAGAAGCTTGGGAAGTAGTTCATTTCGATGGTCGCAAGTTTATGCGGCAAACGGAACAATCAACACATCAGATGCTAACGAAAAACAAGATATTGAGCATTTGAATGATGCTGAAATGCGAGTTGCTAAAGCATTGAAAGGAATAATTAAACGGTTTAGATTTAAAGATGCTGTAGCGTCAAAAGGAAATCAAGCGCGTATTCATGTTGGCGTTATTGCTCAAGAAGTCAAAAGCGCATTTGAATCTGAAGGTTTAGTGGCTGAAAATTACGGAGTTTTCTGCCATGACACATGGGATGAGCAATTAGAAGTTTTGGACAAAGACGGCAACATTATTACTCCACACAAGCCCGCAGGGGATCGTTACGGCGTAAGATATGATGAGTTGTTGGCGTTTATAATAGCGGCGCTGTAAACATGACTAAATACTTCACCCTTGATCTGGTTCCACAATCCGGCGGTCAATTAGGTGCGCCGGTTTATGTTACGGTTTACTATCACGGCACAATCACGCCAGTCACGTTATTTTCTGACTTAGCGTGTACCACGCAAATTAACAATCCTGTTACTGTAGACGGCTATAACATATCGTTTTACGTTGCAGACGGAACGATCCAATATGATTTGCTGGTTTATGGCGGTAATGTTGCGCGTCCGGTAACGATTCAAAATATCTGGTCATTACCTGGCCCCGTTTGGATTGAACTGTCAACGCTGTGGGCATCCGAACCGCACGTTTGGGCGTGGGTGAGTCCGTATACAATTGCCGTTAAAACAGTGCAAAACGTCGGGCAGCTTTATACCGGTAACGATCTGATTCGCGCCGCTATGAGGTTGATACAGGTATCAGCGGTTGATACTGATCTGACAGCCTCAGAATTGCGCGATGGTTTGGAATCACTGAACCGCATGATAGACGCATGGGCGCTTGAGGAACTCATGCTGTATCAGGTTACGCGTGAGACTTTCCCACTCGCGGCTAGTCAACTCTCATACAGCGTAGGGATAGGCGGCGATTTTGATACGGTGCGGCCTACTAAAATAGTCGGCGCGTATTTGACTATTAGCACTGGTGCAATTCCTGTTGATTACCCGATGCAGGTCATTGGCTATGATGATTACAATGACATTCGCCTAAAAACGCTGCAAACCAACTTTCCCAGTTATTGTTATTATGAACCGGCGTTTCCTTTAGGAAATTTGTACGTTTATCCGGTTTGCGCGGTTAACAATGAAAGCATAACATTGACCAGTTGGAAGCCGCTTGCAATGATTGCTGATCCCACCGCAGCCGTAAGCCTACCGCCTGGTTACTGGGAAGCTTTGGTATTCAATTTAGCTATTCGTATTGCTGAAGAATACCAGTTTAATATACGGCCAACGACTGTTGCACTAGCCGAATCAGCGTTGAAGAAGATTAAACGATTGAATCAGCGCACTTTGACGCTGCAAACTGACGTTGCACTGATGAATACTAGCCAGATGAGATATAACGTTTTTTCCGATGGGTACGGGCGCTAATGTCTAGCACAATCAAATTACCCATATTAGGCCCAGGCGTTGATGGACGATCTCGCGCTATCACTGCTCAGGTTCGCCAGAACATATTCCTAGAAGTCAAAAAGGAACAGGACAAAAGCGCGTTAGTGGCTTACGGAACGCCAGGATTGCGATTGTTTACTGACTTTGGCGGTAATCCAGCACGCGGCATGTGGTGGTTTCAAGCACTTAACTTATTGTACGTTGTAGTCAATAATGAATTGTTTGAGGTTCGCGGTGATGGCGTAAACATAAGGCGCGGTGCGCTGGCGACTAATACCGGTACCGTGTCAATGTCAGACAATGGTC